ACAAGATTCTTCTTGTATGCGGCGGCAATCTCATCCGACCAGATTTCAGGGATAAAAGTTGCCGCAGTAGTTACTGTGACATGATCAGTTCCAAGTGCCATTTGAAAATCTCCAAAAGATTAAGGGTTTATCGAACCCGCCCTTCAGCATAAGCCGCCATGATTTCTGGTTGCAATGCTTCATAACGAGCAGGGTCAGTCATCTTCAGCCGAATTAAGTCAGCCCTTCTGTAAACCCTCTTTGAACTCTCACCTGTTCCACCAACATCAACTGATGCAGTTTTCATATCCTTCTCACGAGCCACCTTTCCAGCAGTCTCGGTTTGTTTGGTACGAATTCCACGCAGCTCTTTGTAAGTGGACAGCAATTCATTAGCACTGTCAAAGTCAAATTCAGCATCTGCCTTTGAGTACAGAGACATCCTTACAGATGAACCCTTAACCCAATCAGCGAATCCAGGGTCTTGCACTACTTGGGCAAAATCAGGATGCGCCTGTTGCAACTTTTGCTGGACTTGCATCTTTTTGAACTCTTGAGCCGCTTGACGGGCCGCAAGAACATCCGGATGTGCCTCAACAGTCTTCTGAACAGCCTTCCGTGGGTCTTCAAAGAAGTCAACTTCAGGTTCTTCTTGCACAACTTGTTGTTGTTTAGTAGCGAGATTGCTCTTGATCAGTTCATCTGCCAGTTTACGAACCTCTCCAACCTCTTGAGCTTGCTTACCAATGAGCTTTTCAGCCTCTTGGTGCATCTTAATCACATCTTCAAGTGACTTATTCCTGTATTTCTCAGGAAGACCGCTCGCTTCTTCATTCAGTTTGGAGATTTCTTTACCAACTGTTTCCAGTTCATTTTGATCCAGATTCTCGTTTTCATCAATCAACATAGTTTTTCCTTTTCCTGCCTAATCGGTTGTAGGAGATATGAACTCGGCACATGATTTGCTTATGAGTTCGCTTTTTGCTCTGCTTTCAACTTTTCACGGTGTTTACGATCAAACTTCATGGATGCACCAGGAAAATGACCGCTCCACCCTTCCAACTTGATTGCTGGAGCCGATATGACGCGATTGGCTGAACCACCGCAATCACATCTCAAACTAGTTGTCTCATAACCAACCAGTTTGTCAAACTTGTGTCCGTTTTCACAGACAAAATCAAACATTCTTCTCATTCAGTTCCTCGTATGCTCTTTCACTGACCTCTTTGAGGTTTTTCAGCCATGTGAGGATCGAAAGTTCACCTTTTTTGAATTGTAGGTCTTTCTCATCCTGAACTACGCTTATATTATTCAAAGCGTTTACCATATTGTCAATATCCTCAATCAAATCACTCCATCCATCTGTTGCCATCATGGAAAAGCGGTTTTCATAGTATTTTTGAAGTTCAGGAGTCATGGAATTAATGTCCTTAGTTCCTCAACAGTTTGAGCAGAGTCCATTTGTGCCTGAAGTTGGGCATATTTATCTCTAATAGCCTGTCTTTGTGCCTCAATAGCTTGAACATCAGTGCCAGGAATCTGTTTCATAATGAGATCATCCAAAGGCGCAAACTCTTCTGCACGAGCAACTCGGCGCATGTCGTGAGCAATAGTTTTGGCTTTATTGATGTTGACAACAATCATTCTTGATACTCCCAAGCATTTCTAAAAGTACGATCAGACGGAATATCGTCAATATCAATAATTTTATAAGGCTTACCTACTGGCACATCTTTTTCAGCAATTTGTTCAATTGTAAGTCCACAGTCAGCAGGAATAATCACTGCTACGCCACCTTCATCTGTCGGATAAATGATTCTTTTGCTCATTTTTTACCTTAACGGAAAATTGCAACTTCATAGTTTGCTGTGTCAGCAAAATTTGCTCCACTACTTGTGAAGTACCAAACTCTAAGTGCTGTTGTTGTTCTAGCGGTACTAGAATCTGCAACGCCATAATTAAAGTTTGTACCATTTCCAGAAGTAGCTCCAGCACCTAATGTTGCCGTATAGTTGGCATCAGATAATGCACTGGTAAAATTAATTGTGTAATCTCCAGTGCCATTATCAGTAATACTAGATACATTACTACTTGCCCTAATGGATACAGTTCCTGTTCCATTAAAATTTACAAACGCTTTTGCCACATTAACTGAGGCCCAACTTGAATTCGTGCCATCAGTAGTTAAATATTTGCCTGAGTTGCTAGTTTGAGATGGCAAAAGATTATTCAATGCCGCAGTTGCAGTAGAAGCACCAGTACCACCATCAGCAATTGCCAAATCAGTGATTCCAGTGATTGAACCACCAGTAATTGATACATTACTAGCCGCCTGGGTTGCAATCGTTCCCAATCCAAGGCTAGTTCTACCAGTTGCCGCAACTAAACCAGTTGATCCACCATCCCACTTCAATCTATCCGTGTAGGCAGTATCCCAGTTCGTTTGAGATGTATTCGTTGGGATACTATAACCAGTGGCAAAAGTAACTGCAAAAGTCCCAGTGCTAGTAATCGGAGTTCCAGACACCGATAAACCAGTTGGAACAGTCATGGCAACAGAAGTAACTGTTCCCTGATATTGGTCAGCACCAGTGATTGTGAAGTTTGGGTAAGTACCGGAAATTGATACCGTTCCAGCACCAGTCAAAGAAACAATCTGATCTGGAGAACTATTTGTAATCGTGAAGTTTGGATAAGTGCCACTTGTAGAAATCCCAGTTCCAGCAGTTAAGACAACAGTTTGGTCTGGCGCACTATTAGTAATTGTGAAATTCGGATATGTTCCACTAGTGGAAATTCCAGTACCAGCGGTCAATGCAACAGTTTGGTCTGGAGCAGAGTTTGTGATTGCACCAGTCGATGAGTTGTAAGAGATTCCAGTTCCAGCACTAAGAGCAGACCTAGCACGAGCGTCAGTGTAGTAAAGGTTTGAACCCTCACTAATGTTGCTAGTCGTCAAACTCACAGCACCAGTTTGACCATTAACAGAAGTAACTAAGTTCGATTGGTCAATCTTCTGCCAAACTGTGCCATTGAAGAGAAGCCAGTCACCAACCACCCAGTCAGTGATGCCATCAAGATTAGTAGAACCAGAAGTGCTGACGATATAGTAATAACCGTTAGTACCAGTGCTAGATGTAAGTGTGGGGATATTCGTTGAAGCATTCCATGTCCCTTGATATGACAATCCACCACCAGCAATAGATGCCCAAGACAGTACAGAACCATTGGTAGTTAGGTATTTGCCAGAGTTTCCAGTCTGACTAGGAATCAAACTATTAATCTGCGACTGCAAACTATCCAAAGTATCAAGGACAGTTTGAGAAGTTCCACCGCCATTGCCAATGATCTTGATGCGTTCTGCCAAATCCATCGGCACAACTTCACCAACATTGATCTCTTTTCCATTCGACAACTTGATGACCAAAGAACCATCAAAGTCAATGTTTGCAGAAATTACAGAGATGCCATCAATACCATCTCGGCCATCTTTACCGTCTTTTCCATCTCGACCAGGACGGCCTGTGGCTCCATCTTTCCCAGGCTTTCCGTCTTTGCCATCACGACCATCACGACCATCAGCCCCATCACGACCATCTTGAATGGACGCAACACGCTTTTCAATGGCATTGCCTACTGCATCGTATCGATCACGAATGTCGGCTTCAATCTTTTTGAGGGCTTGAACAACAAGGTCAACATTTTCGCCAATCTTGCGTTTTTGCACCTCTTTTGCTTGAGCAACAGAAGCCTTAATGCCATCCAAAACAGCCATCTGCTGTTCTGGTGTCATGTTTTGCAGAATTAACTGCTTTGCTAGGCTTTCAATGTCCATTATTCAACCTTTGGTGCATTACCGCCAAGTTGCTTGCTCAACTGGTCAAGAAAATCTTGTTCCATACCAGCGACTTTGTTGCTCTTTTCAGCCATCTGCATTTCGACAATCTTACTCTTGTTTTTGATGTCGGCTTCCTTGAGCATCAACTCAGCAACCTTAACCCTGCGGTCAAATTCCTTGGATGCCATGTCATCTTGATTAGGCAAATTCTGCGTCAAGGCTTGGCTAACCCTAGCTTGAACTTCTTGAGGCTTCAACTGAGCCTCAACCAGCAGTTTTTGTGCTTCAGCACGATTCTGTTCTGCCTGAGTCGCCACCTGAGCCACCTGAGCCTGTGCCAATTGCAAATCCAACTGCACTTTCTGCAAAGCCAACTGCTGTTGAGTAGGATCAGGCTGAGACATCTGGTCAAGAGCCGCAATCAACTCAAAACGGTTAGTCAAACTGCTATTTTGTAAGATTCCTTTAAGAATCAACGGCAAAACAGGGGTATTCGGGCCAAGAGTCTGCAACAAAGCAATGAATTGCTGTTGTTCGTACTCTCGTGCAATGATTCCAAGGGTTGCAGTTGGCACAAAATTCATGTCAACAGACGGATAGCGGTTCGGATCGAACTGCATATACCTGAAAGCCGCCTTTTTGATGAACGGAATCAGGAAATCTTCTTGGAAATTGGTCAAAGTACGCTTGTATTTCTTGATGATGGAGGCAACAGCCATCGAAATACCGCCATTATTGGCATCTCGGCTTACCTGACTCACCATTCCATTGGAATCCAGCGTTCCAGTGGCTTGCAACAACAGACGCTCAAACTCTTTTGCCGTCTGGAGGTTGTTTCCATCAGTATTACCAAACTTGAATGGGTAAAGAATCTCTGATGGAGTGCCATTTGTCAAAATTGCTTTACCAGGACGAACCTCAAATTTGGCTCCACGAGGCAAACGAGTGGCATCCATTGCAATCATTGGACTTGTAGTCAATGCCAAAGAGTCCAAATGGCTACGAGTCTGAGCATCGATAGCCTTTTGCATGTTGTAAGCCTTCTCAACCGTGCCACGACCTAGCAAACGGTTAGGAACAGTGTCATCCTGATACAAAAGAACAGGACGATCCTTCATCATGTAAGGATTTTCGTCGGCTTTTAGCAGAACAGAGTCATTGGCAATGACAACAATGGCCTCAACCATGTCTTCATAGTCTTCATTCTCACTGCCCTCACCAAACAGATTAACAACCCCTTCTGCCTCTTCAATCTTTTGCAGATATTCACGAGGTACAAGACCATAATAGGTCAGCACCTTAACCTTGTCATCTTGAAAATTGGTTGCTTCTTGAGTGGGTTCAAGAGCATCATCCAAAGCATCAGTGCCAATCTCTGCTTTACGATAGATGCCAGCCGCCATCCCCTGCACAATCTTGTGGATTGAGACATACTTTTCGATGGCAACACCCATACAGTCTTCAATTGAAGTGCCATTAGGATCAAAAAGGAAGTTCTTTGGATTGACAGGATTGATCTTGACAGCTACCCTGTCTCTCTCAATAACACCAATTGCGGCTTGTCCAATCTGACCAGGAATAGGTTGAGTGGCAGGGATGAACTCTTTTTCTTGTTTAACAACCAACTCACCAATGCCAGTCCCATAGATTTCAGCCATCAACTCAATCTGGTCAATAGACTTCCTAATTTTGTCTTTAGCAAAGTCTTCCATGAGTTGAGCTTTGATCACACCAACATCAATGGGATTGCCATTCATGTCCTGCACATCATCTTCAATGTCAAAGAAGTCTCCTTGACCAAAGATGGCTTCCATGATCTCAGCGTGGCGAGTTTCTACAGCTTGCTGGGTTGCTGGCGTAACCAATCGACTGCGCTCTGAATCACGAGTCTTGTCTTGAGAATCCCAAATCCCACGGAAAATGCGTTCGTACTCTTCCCATTTGTCAATGTAGTTAGAGTCACGATACTGCCTCCAACGATCACAATGGTCTGTAATGAAAGCAACAAGTTCCTTGTCACTTTCTGATGGTTGCTCTAGACCTTCAGATTCGTTCATGTCCTGCATGGGATAGCCCTTTTTTGGTATAAGACCAATTTCATCTTAGATGAGCATATCTTATAACACTTTGTTTGTAAAGAGTTATCAAACTCCAGAGATTATGTCAACTGGCTCCCACTCTTCATCTTCTTCGCCTTCAAAATACGATGTCACAGCCAGTTGGTCAATGTATGACAAGGCATCAGGAAGGTCATCATGTACGCCTTTAGCAGGGAACATGAGCAGTTGGTCAATGAACTCATCCCATTCTTCTTCGTTGTTCAGGATGATGCGTCCATGCTCAAACCTACCTTGAAGACTCCAGATGATCCTGTCAGCCTTTTTCCTGTTTCCATGTGTCAAATCAATTATGTGGGAATATACATTATTCTTTCGCATCAAGTCACTAAGGTACGGCAAAACGGCATTCTTCAAAGCACCCTTCTCAATCCCAACAGCTAACGGCCTGTAGTCCCTAATCGCCATCAAAATCCTGACAGCCGTCTCCCGAATGTCCCAACGCCCATAGTCAATCTTCTTTACAAACCATTTACCATCTTCAGTCACTTTGACAATGGCAATGGCAGTCTGGTCTAGTCGTTTTTTGCTGTTGGCCGCTTGTTTTGCCACTTCTTCAAAGCCAGCCAAGTCGCAAGCAATGTAGTAGGAACCATAGTCAGGCTCTTCCCCATACTTGAGCCACTCTTCTTTGAAGATGTCGCTACCAGCATTGTCGAAAGAAGCCATGTATTCCTGCTTGAAAGCAAATGAACTCATGGTCTTTTTAGCCGCTTCAATCTCACTAGGATCAATCAATGGGTTGTCTTTAGTGGTGAAGTGCCAAGACTTCCAATCATTACCGTCTTCAGCCTGACCAAGTTTGAACAGGTCATAGAACCAATTTCGCCCTTTTGGAGTCCCAATGAACAATGCCCGACCTTTTTTGTCAGACAAAGCGGCCCTGATGACCTGTTCCCATGCTTCAGGCTTGATGTCTGCAACTTCGTCAAGCACTGCATAAGTCAAACTCACACCACGCAAGGTATCTGGTCTGTCAGCACCCCGCACATAAATTGTTGCCCCGTTTAACAGTGTAATGTCCATGTTGTTCACATGGCTAGAGGCAATGACTTCCCTTCCCAACTCCATCAAGACATGCCAAATGATCTGACGAGCCTGACCCTGGGTAGGAGCCACATACAGTACAGCAGACCCAGCAGGGCATTTCAAGCCTTCAATCAGCAAAGTTGTGGCGGCAAGGCGAGACTTACCGCATCTGCGACCAGCGGCAATGACTTTAAACCGGGTTGGGTCTTTATAAACATCTTGTTGCCAAGGAAGCAGTTGGAAGTTGAGATTAGACATTCTTAGGCTCCACATCCGTCACATCAATGTTATCCACAGTTTGTACTTCACCAATACCAGTGATGTTGATCTGGATAGCCGAACGGTTGTTCTTTTCTTTTTCAAACATGGAAACGGGCAACATCCTGTCCATGCACAACTTGATCATTGCTCCTTGGGACGGGTGTTCGTCATTCATGGCAATTTCAATGGCTTTGTTCAGCACATTAGCCCCAGCACTGTTGATCAGTAAAGACTTGAGTTCTTGGAGCTTTTGATGTTCGGTCTTAGGCAGTGCAAGACCAGGATTGTCAGCATACCTTTGGATGTTGAGTTTTGTAGAACCTTTGGGACGCCCAGGTTTCTTTTTCTGTGTCTTTAGGAAACTCTGAGGTTTCTGTTCTTCAGTGGTCAAGATGTCTGAAATTTTCTTCATACTTTTACCCAAAAAGGAAGTTGATTTAGGATAACACAGTTGTCAATCGGTGAAAACCCTGTAAAATGCAGATAGTTCGTTCGCGCCGAACAAAGCCTTTTAGCGAGGATATAGCCACTAGGGATTCTTGGTGGGCGCGACTATATCTTCACTAAAGGGCTTTTTTATGCCGATTTATAGCCAAAAATCACTTGACGCTTATAAACAAAAGCGCAAGCGTGATGTCGCAAAAGCCAAGAAGAAGTTAGAAAAGCTATTAGGCTCTAGTGAGGTTGTTCAGCAGATGATCAACAAAAAAGCCGCATCGATGGCTTATGCAATGAACAAAAAGCGCATAGAGAAAGTAAAAAAGGCATTAGAGCCAGCGCCAGCATACAGCCCAGGTATGGGAGCTTTGTTTTACAAGACAAGAGAGTGGAGAGAAGTCAGATACAAGGTTTTTGTAAGGTTTGGTAAGAAATGCCAATGTTGTGGTTCTACTGATGGCTATCTTCATGTTGACCACATTTTGCCAAGATCAAAGTATCCAGACAAAGAATTGGACATAGAGAACTTACAAATCTTATGTGAATCATGTAACATTGGTAAGTCAAATAAAGACACAACTGATTGGCGTTGATGAGGAACGGGGCTTTTGGGCGTTGCAGTCGCGCCCTCAAAGGCATGAGATATACATTGTCCCATCCGTGAAAAACGGCAACACCCGAAAGGGAAGTTGAGGACGCAGG